AATGTGTTGGACGACGGAACTATCGTGGCATACTACGGCGACGAAGGTTACACAGAGGACGGCTCCAACGGGCAGGTTATGGTTTTTCAGCCGAAATTCTATTATAAAGTTGTTCCACTCAAATTAGAAAAAAACAACGATTCAAGCATCGGCTATCATCTAAGAAAAGTGAACTATTATGTAAGCTCGAAACCAAAAACAGGATTCAAACTTCATCCCGCGTTTTACGACGAAAACGGTAATGCGATTAATTACATTTTGTTTTCAGCCGACGAGGGAAGCATGTATGATGTATCTGCAAAAGCCTATGTCAATGATAATGTTGATGAATCTATCACTTACGAGGACGGTGACCTGCTCTGCTCAGTTGCAGGTAAGAAACCTATCAGCGGATTAAGACAGGGACTTGGAACTAGGTCAGTTTTTGAATCAATGGCACAGAACAGAGGTGCAGGCTGGCACCTCGAAACAATCAAGGCTACAGGTGCGAATCAACTTTTGATGATGATTGAGCTTGCAATGATGAACTCGCAGACAGGCATCGGTCAGGGTGTTGTTAGCATCGCTGATAATGCATCATACAACTGTTCCAGTCTGACAGGCTCAACCGCTGACCTTGGTAATGGCACAGGAATGGCAACTGAAACCATCAACGAAAAAGGCGGTATTCAGACTACTGAAACAGCAAACGGAAAAGTTGCGGTTACATACAGGGGTGTTGAAAATCCTTGGGGTAACATTCGAAAGCACATTCAGGGCATCAATATTTGGGGTGACGGTTCAATGAGTGGCGGTCAGCCCTGTGTTGCGAATAACTTCGCATTCAATGATTTGACACATTCAGATAAATATGAACCTGTCGGTTTTACCCTTGCAAATTCAAGTGGCTTTATTAACGCAATGGGTTATGGTTCAGAGAAATATGACTGGCTCTTAATGCCATCAGAAATTGGTGGTACATCTGCACTTCCTGTTGGTGATTTTCTCTATGCTACACAAAATTTGAACGGTTATCATGCTACTTTATTGGGCGATTCTTGGGCTACTGGCAATAACTCAGGCGTTTTCTGCTGGCATTGTACTTACGGTACCAGCGGTCGCTTTCGAGGTTTCGGCGGTCGCTTGCTGTATGTACCAACTGCTAAAGCATAAGGAGGAATGGCTATGATTGATTACGGAAAAGTAAGAAGCACGGTAAAGCCTGATGAAGTCGAAATTGACGAGTATTCGGTGTGGGTGAACAACGACATCAAAGAAATTGAGGTACAGTCAGAAAATGAAACTCATACTGAGTACGAATTTCATCAGATACGCTATACAAAGGATGAATACATTAAAATGATTAATGAGAGGAACACAACACTCGAATCACAGCTTACCGACACTCAGCTTGCGCTTTGCGAAATATACGAAGGGATGATGTAAATGGCAAAAATTTATGCGGAATTAATCCGCAAGGGATTCAAAACTATTGACGATGTGCCTGACAAAATCAGGGCGAAGGTGCAAGAAATTTTAAATAATTAAAGAGGAGGGTTTTAAAGCCAAATTATTCGTTATAGTGTACAAGTAATATTTCTATTTATGAAAATACAATGTATATATTAACGAAGTGATAAGGAGGAAAATAATGAAAACCTACAATAAAATATATACAGTACACGCTTGGAAAGACAACAACAAGTTTTTTACTGTGACACAAGGCGAGGGTGGTATCAAATATCCTCGCCTTATGGTCGTGGATGATAAGGGAGCAATCGACTTAACTGGTTCGGCAGTTACATACACAATAACTCTCCCTCGTGGTTCTGAAGAAATTGTTGACGCAACAATTATAGACGCTAAGCGAGGCGTTGTTGAATTTGAAGTTAAACCCTCTATGACTGCTTATGCAGGTGTGGGTGAAGGTGAACTTAATATCACCATTGATAACAAGGTTTTGAAAATTAGCGGTATTAATCTCACTATTAACAAGTCAACCAGTGGTCGTGTAATTGAAGCAAGTGAACAGTTTAGTGCATTATTAACCTTGATATCCAAATATTCTAACATTAATCCTGAAAACAAGGATTTGAAGATTTTGGAGAACTCTGATATTACGGACACGGCTAAGAATTATCCAAGCATTGCATATCTCCTAAATAATTTTTGGAGTAACAATAATTTGTCACTATTGAGTGCAACTGCGTATGGTGTTAGCAATTCAGGAGTAGTGACAAGCTTATCGAAAATACCGACAGCTTCGTTAAGTAAAAGATGTCTTTATTTTCCAGCAGGTACTTATAAGTGCAATGGTATTGCTTTGTCTAATATTGATGACTTGACCATTATTTGTGATAATGCTAATTTTGTATTTTACAATCAAGCTACTAATTCGACAGACGCTGCTGAAACGACTGTGCAAGGTTCGTTTTTTAAGTTCACTAATTGTAATAATTTAACAATTATCGGGGGTTGTTTCGATGGACAACACAAAGTGTCTCAGTGTATTACATTAGTTGGTTGTCAAAACAGTAATATCACAAATGCAACCATTAAAGGTGCAGGAAACAAAGCATCTTCATTTGCTGCTGGTATTAATTTAATTAGAGACTGTTCTCAGTTTAATATCAATAATGTTATTGTATCTGACATTAAGGCTGGTACTGTATCTGAGGATACATTTATCCACGCAGTCGGTATAGGAGTGTCAAGTGTTAATGGTGAGTTTAGTCAGCACGGATATATCAGCAATTCTCAAATTAGCAACATTAATGGATACAAAGTTGGCAACAAAGAGCCTGATGGAGATGGTATTTATTTAATTCAAAGACCTTCTGCTGACTGTAGTGGTGATAGTTATATTACTGTATCCAACTGCACAATTACTGACTGTGCAAAAAGAGGCATTAAAGTAAGTACAAGATATACCAACATTGACAATTGTTACATTGATATTGATGGTTGGGGTGCGGCAATTGAAGCACAATACGGTAAGATGACACTTAGAGACTCAACAATACACAATAAGTATGCAAGTTGTGTAACTCTTGATTGGGATAACGGCACTAATTATATTGACAACTGTAAACTTTATGGAGCAGATAAAACTGAAACATCTACGCATGGAGACAAATACACTGGCAATGGCATTGTGCTTAATCAGAGACTGTCTGTAACAGGTACATATTATACCAATGAACCGTGTAGTGTTATTGTACGACATTGCACAATTGAAAATGTGACAAGTCCGTTAAGATCAGGGTATGCAGCAGGATTGACTTATCAATATCAGTCTATCATTTTTGACGATTGTCAAATAGGACATTATCGTGGTGTATCTGCAATTATGTTTGATGCAAGTATGATTTCGGCAATTAATAAATTATCTTTATCTAATGTTAATTATAAGTATGGTACAACTGAAAACGAAGTACAAACTGCAAATAATCAATACTTTGGTTTGACGAATAGTGGTAATACTCTCGATATTGGTTCAACAACATATGTTAAGCCTAATCATATGCTGTACACCAATAATCTTACAGACGATTATAATAAATTGTTTAGAATGTACGACTTGTTAGATAGCGACTTTGGTGAACCAAAAGCTAATGTATCAGATGTGTTAGAGGATGCTCCAAATATTTTATCGTGTACTAATGGTACATACACAAGCAAAACCAATACTCACTTTAGTGTCGTAGCAACAGACAATACATTGAGTATTAAATGCGATACAGCATACACAAGTGGCAAGTCTTTCGTCTATGTTAAGCTTGATTCATTGGAATTGAAAGGCGGTACATATAATTTCTATATAGATAATATTACACCAGTTTCATCAGATGTGACAATTACTTTCGCAGATTCGTCTTATAACATAATTGATACATCTCTGGAGTTAGCGTTGAATAAGGCTTCCAAGTCATTGATTGTAGACGGTGTAACTAAACCTATTACATATTTACGAGTTAAGCTTGCAGCGAACAAAACAATTGATATGCAATGCACTGTATCTCTTGCTAATCGCAATAAAGTCTTAAAAGGCAATCTTGAGGCAAGAGTTGCAGCGCTTGAAAAAATAATACAAACAAAGGAGTAATAACCAATGTGGTGATTGAATGAGTAATGAAATAATTGAAATCATTAAGACTATTAGTGTATGCTTTGGTTGTGCTACTGCTATATTAACAGTGTTGACTGCTATCGTCACTCCTCTACGCCGTAAAATAATCGGTTGGGTGCGAAATACAAACAACACTAATGACACAATAGAGAAACTGAACAAAATTGAAGAAATGTTAGAGTCTCACATTTCTCTTGATACAGAGAAGTGGGATATGTCGGTTAAGTTGGCTGAAGCAGTGAAGGCAGGTTTGAGAAATAGTATCTTAGAGTTGTGTGACAAGTGCATTGCAAAAAATAGTATCACCTCGATACAAAAGCTCAATTTGATTGACCTGTATAAAGAGTATCACAATCTCGGAGGAGACACATATTGTACTGATAGATATAAACTGGCATTACATTTGCCAGAAAAGAATATTTAAGGAGTTGGTTATATGATTAACTGGACAGTAAGATTTAAAAATAAAACATTTTGGCTTGCACTTATTCCTGCGGCACTTCTGTTTATTCAGGCAGTAGCTAAAGTATTTGGGTTTGAGCTTGATTTTGGTGAACTTGGCAACAACCTTACGGCGGTAGTGAATACCATATTTGCTTTGCTTGCAGTGCTTGGTGTTGTGGTCGATCCTACAACTAAGGGTACATCAGATAGTGAACAGGCTATGACTTATGGTGAGCCTAAGTAATTAAATACAATACATAAAATTAGCACTCATCTCTTAATTGAGGTGGGTGCTTTGTAATTTAAAACAGATGAAGGTGAGGAATAATTATGACAAATGCAAATTTTATTGAACTTGCAATATCAGAGGTACGCAGGTATGTTTTAAATCACTTAGATAAGTCAGATGGTACACCTGTTTTTGACATTTTTGTAGTGTGGTCATGTAAGACTTTGCAAAACCACAAATGCCTTATTAGCACAACATTACACGATGGTATGTACTACGAATGCACATACAATGGCGATAAAAACGAAATGTATCTTGACGCATACAAAAAGTTTGAAAACAAAAAAATTATTTGTGAAAGCGAGGAATAATTATGAGTAATTCAAAACTTGTTGATTACACAAAATTAAGCCCAAACCA